ATCGGACTCGCGTGCTGGACCTTGCTCGTAGGCTTTTCGCCCAGTCAAAACCATTGCAGTCCCATAAAGCGCCGCTGCCTCTGGAAGTTCCCCACGGCGCAAATTAAGGCATACGATAAGGAGTTAATCGTTGGGGCATTTAGGGTTTTGTGGCCATGGTATATAAGCCCAACCATGTGAGGCTCCTGCTCTGTTGAGCAGAAAAGAAAAAGAGCACCAACCGTTCGGGATTTCCGAACAACTGGCGCTCTAGGCGCTCTATTTTTTTCCTTGCTAAGAAATGACCGTTGCTATCAGGCAAACGATAAAAATAACTGCAAGAGGAATCCAGATTGGGGATAAAACCCATAGCCATGGCCATGTAATCACTTTGCAGAGCTTCAAAACAATAAAAACAATTGTCAGCATTTCAAAAAGGCCATTTCCGCAGCCGCATGAGGCTCCTTCGTTACCCATTTTTCCCCTTTATGTTCATATGCCCGCATTTGGGGCATTTTATTTGATATTCTGAATCTTTCGGGAGTCTCCCCAAAAGCCGGTTGCAAGTGTAATATCTGTCCGTTGCCGGATTGTACATAATGTTGTTGCAACGGACTTCGACAAGCGGCTCTTTTCTACTCTTCTCCGTCCGTTGTGTCATCCGGATTGTTTCCCTCCCCTAATGTCTTAGGCGTTTCTGCAACTTGACCCTGCCCTGATGCCGCAGCTTTTTGAGCCTGTTCTTCTTTATATTTCTGCCCCCGCTCTGCCATCTGCTTCGGGTCGTCCGTAACTCCGATAAGCGAGATAATATCTTCCGGATGAAACAGCCCCGTACTTTGCAAATTGGAAGCGGCCTGCGATTTATTAAGAAGATTGTTCGTGCGGTTCCTGATAAATTTCACATCAATCTGCATTGGTTTAAGATCAATCTTATTGAATACTTTTAGGATTCTGCAAACAATCCTCAATGTCTGGCGCTCGGACTTTTTGAAATTGCGCTCTTTTGTACGGGCAACAAGCTCCAATGATTGGAATCCGTCGCGGAGATAAACAGCATCGCCAGTGTCTCCTCCGCCACTGGAACGCTCTTTTCGGTCTGGAATGCCGGAAATTGCATACGCATAGTCAATCAGCGTTTGTGCAAGCGTTTCAGCTTCATTCTGATCTACGGACGCGCTAACGTATTTAACGTCTGGCTTTGATGTGCTTCCTGTAGCGGGCAGCTCCATTGCTCCATACTGCTGGAGCTTTTCATAGTCGCTTGTGTTGCCGTTGCCCCGTGCCTTATTTTCCTCTTTGGTTTTTAGATGGCAGCCAACGAATACCAAAACCGAATTAACAACTTGCTGAATGCTATTCATCCTGTCGGAATGAAGCTGCGATATTGCATCAAGGATTGTCATTACGACTTCAAAGTCGCCAATTTCAAATTCGTTGTTTGGATATTCAATGATTGGCATGGCTCCAAGAAAATGTGCCAGTGGATCGCCAACCATGTCGGCAGCCTTTATTTCCGTAGTAAGGCCGCCTTTCACGGAATACCGGTATCGAAATTTCCTGTCATACACTGTGTAAAGTGTGCCGCTTACATTGCCATTATCGTCAAGCAATGAACTGTATGTAACTCCCAAAAGCGGCTTGTGTCCTGCTTTTGAAGAATATATTACGAATGTGTTCCATGGTTCCAATGTTGGAATTTCGAACGGTGCTTCATCTTCCTCCCCGGCATCGTCAACCGCTACAAGGCGATATGCAGTGCCGCAAATGGAAGCATCCTGCGCAAGTTTCATGTCCTCCTGCGCCTTGTTCTCACTGTCCATGAATGTATTCAGCTTTAGAACATTTTCTGAATCTTCATCCTCTTTGGCTGTGTATTGAATAGGCTCACCGAGGAAATAGCCTGTCGAGTTACGTACAATAGAATAGGCGTTGTTGATAACAAGTTTATTATTTATTTCCGGCCTTACTTCTTTTGCACGATACAAAATAGGCTGATTACCACGAAAATATTTGAACAGATAAATGATTTCCTGCCTGTTCATAAGGTGGCGCTGCATAGCGCCATTCACAATGGCTGGTATAGAATTCTCGTCAATCTTTTCCGGGTCACGCGACGTATAAATGGCTTTGCGCCCAAGGAACATATGATCTTTCATGCCATTTATTTCATTATCTTCCATGCCACTTATAAGTTCCAATTGCGTGCCCCCTTACTTTCAGTTTCATTAACTTCTACGTATAATTATACCATAAAATTAACGTTTTTGCAACATTCTGGAGCCTTGATCTAAACCAATGGGGTTAGAATGACAAGCATTACAGGGGCAAACTGCGGCGATCCACAATTCTTACTTCCATTCCAGACAAGTCCTTTACAAGCTGTGAAAGCATGGCAAGCGAATCCGGCGCATCATCGTGCTTTGATTTCCCTGTAACCGTAAAGCCAAGCACGTTGCGCATGGCATCTTTGTATTCTTTTGGCGTATTTGGTGATTGAGGATTCAGAAACACAAAATGCTTCTTTACAAAATCGCTTTCAGTTACAATTTTTGTTATCTTGTTTGTCGAAGTAAAAAACTCGCGGATTGACGTATAGCCGCCGCCTCCACGAATCAGCTGATTAACGCCGTCTGCGTAATAATCGCCGCCGTTATTCATTTCAACGTCAAGCCTTGATACATTGTGCTTTAGACACATATTAGCAACAAGCGGCTTTGTAACGTCAGGAAGCCCGTTGTTGAATACCCACGCTGGGATGTAAACAAGGTCGCCATATATAACTCCGCAGGGAGCGGAAACATAGTCTCTGCCTTGCCCTTTACTGTCGCATACAGCCACTATGGCATCAGGCTCTTTGTCTTTTGGAAGATCCCCGTTGAAATATTGCAGATCGTCCTCATGGTACAGCACGCCTTCACGTTCAATCGGTTCCTGCTGATAAATGGAACGCCATGAAATGTCGTCCATGCTGTCTTTCAGCATCTTAAAATGCTTTGTAGAAAAACCAACGCCATATTTGTACTCAAAATTTGAGTTGCCATTAATGTCAAGCGCCGGAATTTTTACGAATTTAGCCTTTTTCTTACCCTCATATTGCGCTTCAAGCCTGCCAAGGGGGTCCCAGACACTCCACCGTGTACCAATAACAAGCATCTTGCAGTTTTCCTTCATACGGGACATGAGGTCATTGGTGAATTTCGTCCAGAGCGTGTCCATCCGGTCGCGGTTCAAGGCTTCTTCGGAACCGGAAACCATGTCGTCGGCATACAGGAGGCTTTCGCAACGTGTCGCGCCGGTAAGACCGCCGTCGATAGAACGGCAAGTAAGCGTTTTGAAGCGGTGCTGCCGTGCAAGGTCGATCGTTTCGTCCTTTGCGTTGGTAACGGCCAACGGGGAGCTTGGAAAAATCTCGTTAAATTTGTATTCCGGGTCTTTTATAAACGATATTGCTCCGTCGTAGAAACTGCGGCACAGTTTATCCGCATAGGCCGAGGCCAACGACGGCATATCTGGGTTGCGCCCCATGAGCCATGTCATGTAGAGAATTCCCAAGGTCGTATTGTGAGTAATGATGAAATCGTCTGTAACGTACAGTTGCGATGGGTCGTCTACCATAATACACTGGCATTTTTCTTTGCCTACATACTCCACATGATCTATGAACTTCTTAAACACATTGCGTTTGAAATGAAGCGAATTGCTCTTTCGTGTAAGGAAAAATGGTTTAGCGGAATTGTTGAAAATTATTGAAATTTTATATACCAACCTGCATTTTATAAGTTTTCCATTTTTACGATAAGAACCAGTTTTAGTTGTCGCCGTAGCTCTTCCTCCTAAAGACCGTACAAGCGAAACAACATCTGTGCAAAGATGCTGTGATACAGTAGCATATTCGATGCAAGAACCGCCAGCATATCCATCGGTATCAAGCAATCCGCGCAATAGTTCCCATCTGTCCTCAACGGATGCAATCATATAGTCGTTAGGAATTGATTTGTTTTCACTCTTAGAACCAATAAGCCCATAATGTTCAAGGGCTTGTTGGGTCTTTGTTTTTGTCATAAATCCGTGGCTGTCCCGTCTGTCTGCTGTTTTCCTTATGCGGTAAGCCATACGGCATTTGTAGGCTATTGTATCTCCACTGGGAAGCAGCTTCCTGACTTTTTCAATTATTTCTGAATCAGCACTTGTAAGCGATAAGTTCCCGCTGGAAAGAGAGCCATCTCCAAGCAGTACACCCATAATGTACGGATGCAGGGGTAGTTTTTTACCGGCAAAGTTTATTGGTGCAACGTAGTCTATGGAATAATTCAGTCTACGCCCATTTTCAACACGAATATTTTTCACCATATCCTGTAACTGAATATCGCGGTAGCGCCCATTTTCTCCAAAGCGGCTTTTTCGCCTGTCATCGCGCGTTTGAACGTGCCAGATGTGCTCTTTGCAGCATTCCGTTGAAGTGCCATCGTTAAAAACGACGCGATAAACATCTTTAATCCCTTGTGGAAACACACCGATAGCATGGCAATATTCTCCGGAGCCGGAAATCAACTGGTCGCCAACGTGAACATCTCCCATATTCTTAAATCCAGTTGGAGTTAGTACTTTGCTATAAAGCGGTTGCGCTTTTCCGCTTCCGGGAGGAAGTGAAAGCCCGTATACATTCAGCTTTCCGTCCGCTAAATCCTGCAAGTCTCGCACAATGGGCCGCAGCACCTTCATGCGCGGAGGGTAAAACTTTTTTTCCGGCTCACGGTCTTTCTCCATGTAGAGAAGGAAACTGTGAAAGTCATATGGAGCCGCAAAAAGGAACGTCTGCCAATAACTTTTGAGCATTTTCTTAACTTCGGTAGGAGATAAGTCAGGCCGCTTAATTTCTTCGTTCAGAGCCTTTCGTAACTCATAATTAGCCCATAGAGCGTGTGGCATATCTTCGTCTTTGCGGTAAATAGTCCGCAGGGCAAGGCACTCTTCAGCTTTTCTGCCGCAGTCCATGCGCGGATGTTCTTTTATGTCAAGCAGAAACTTTGTTTTTGCCTGTTCCAATTCTTCCGAAAGCATAAAAAATAGAGCCACCGTCCTTTTTTTACTGAACGGCGCTCTATATGGCGCTCTACACTATTTTATTTATAATCCGCTGTGAATTATAGCTTCCGCAATCTCTTTGCTGTGGGTGACGATTTCAAATCGCTCGTCTGTGTCTACATTGATGAACCCGGCAGTGTAGCCTTCCGGCAAGTCCCACCCATAGGCGGTTTGCCAGATAGAATATCCAGCCGCAGCAATACGCTGCTTCCAGCCTTTCCACAGCTCTACGTTTTCAATCTGATACGACCGCAAGAAATCATTCACCCTTTTTATAGAACGGGCAAAATCCGCTGTTTGCGCAGGGAGCCGCTTTGGGCACTAAGTTTTTTTCATGCTCGCCGGTCAGCGGCTCGGTAAGAATGTCCATCGGAGAGCAGTGAAGCCCATTTGCCACCAACTGAATCGTCGGAATTGTCGGCATATACATATCCGTTTCAATCGAATATATCCTTTGCCGAGTAAGCCCTGCCCCTTTTGCAACTTCTTCCATCGTAAGGCCCAAGCTTTGCCGAATCTCTCTAATCTTCTCCCCGATTGTCATTCAAATCACCCAAGAGTATTATGCCGCATTGTGCATATTAAAGCAAGTC